AAGTTAAAATAAATGGTGGTGGAGATAGTGTAATAACTATCACTCAAAGTGATTAAATGAAGAAACTATTATTACCAATACTTATAATTCTGTTACTACCTTTGATTTTCAAATCAACCCCTACAGAGATACTTAAACTAAAAATATTCGATACTTTTGTTAAGACTCCAGATCCATCTGGTAATTTTGTAATATTAAATATTACCGAAGAAGATGTAGAGAGAGAGGGAGGTTGGCCATTACCACGACAAAGATTAGCTCAAATACAAGTAGATTTAATAAACAATGGTGCTATTGGAGTAGGATGGGTTATTAGTTTTCCACAAGCAGATCGTATGGGTGGTGATGAAATATTTGCTGAAACTTTACAATACGCACCATCTGTTTTAGCCATGTTTGAAGACGGCAAAGGTAACTATCCAAAAACACCAGGTACAGTAGTGCTTGGTGAAGATAATGGTGGTATAATCTCTACGGGAGTGAAGGAGAACCTGCTTCTCTTATCCAATCACGCACTTCAAGGGTTAGCCGTTGCTCCCACAGATATTGATCAATTAGTTCGCAGAATACCTTTATTAGTTAAAACACCAAACAACGAATGGATACCGAGTTTTGGCACTCAAATATATAAATCTTTATTAGACGTAGAAACTTATATTATAAAAACTAATGATAATGGTATACAGGAAATATCAATAAGAGGAATACCTCCAGTCAAAACAGACAGTCTAGGTCGTAAATGGATTAGTTGGGTAGATACAGAACAAACTTCTTTACGACAAATGTATGTTGCTGGTAAGTTTGTATTTGTAGGAGTTACAGCAAATGGCGTAATGCCACAAATTGCAACCCCCGTAGGTTTATTAGAACCACATAAAATTCAAACTGCTTTAGCAGAATCAATATTAATTCAAGATAGTCCTTTCATACCAGATTACGCATTAGCTGTTGAAATGCTTTCATTAATTGTTTTTGTTTCGTTAGTTTGGTTTGCTTTGCATGTATTAGGTATCACTTGGGGTATAACTGTTGCTACGCTTTTAATGATAGTTACTGCTACAGCAGGTTATTTTTTAATACAAAAAGGTTTGTTGATTGATGTGTCCTGGACAATAATATCTGAATTTATTACAGGATCTATAGCTTTTTACCTGAGATTTAGACAACAATACAAACTTAGACAACAAATAAAAAAACAGTTTGAACATTATTTGGATCCAAGGCAAGTAAAAAAATTACAAGAAAATCCTGAATCTTTAGTATTAGGTGGCGAAAGACGATATTGCACATTTCTTTTTACTGATGTCAGAGGCTTTACGGCCATGTCTGAAAAACTAGAGCCAGAAGAAGTTACTGAAATAATGAATAAAGCTTTAACAATCCAAGCTGATACCGTTAAAGAATATGACGGTATGGTAGATAAGTATATTGGTGATGCCATGATGGCTATATTCAATGCACCAATAGATGTTGCAAACCATGAAACTATGGCAGTTTTATGTGCACAAGACATACAAAAAAAATTTAAAAAAGCAAATCTTGGTGTAGAAATAGGAGTTGGAATCAACACAGGATATGCAGTTGTTGGTAACATGGGAAGTGATACAAGGTTTGATTACTCAGCTATCGGTGATGCTGTAAATCTAGCTGCAAGACTAGAAAGCTCAACTAAGGAAGTTGGAGAAGATATTGTTATAGGTTATGATACTATCAGTTCAAGTACCTTTAGTGATCAAATAATACTGAAAGAACTTGAAAGTATTTTTGTAAAAGGTAAAGAAAAACCTATTAAAATATATACGTTACAAGATGATAGATAAAAAAATGACAGTAAATGATGTAGCGGAAAGACTAACTAAGTTAGAAACTATATCTCATGAGCGTTGGAAAACAGCATTTAACGAGTTTTCTGATATAAAACAAGAAATTACATACATAAATTCAACTATAAAAGCAGCAACCTTTGGGGTGTTTGGCTTTATAGGAGCGATAGGTATCGCAGTTTTAACGAGGTTTTTAATATGAAAGCTATGCTTAAAAATATTGTAGGTGCGGTCGCTCCTACATTAGGATCAGCTATGGGTGGCCCGCTAGGTAACATGGCTATGGGCAAGATAGCACAAGTTCTTGGCGTATCTAACGATCAAAAATCTATACAACAAGCTATGCAAAATGCAACACCAGAACAAATGTTAGAGCTTAAAAAAGCAGAACAAGAGTTTGAAGTGCAAATGAAAGAGCTCGATGTAGATGTATTTAAATTAGAAGTAGCAGACAAACAAAATGCTAGAGGTATGTTTAGCAAGGATTGGACAGCTAGAATCATAGGTTTATTTACCATAGGTGGATTTTTAGGATATATATTTTTAGTAACCTTACAACCACCAGAACAAAACAGCGAAGCGTTAATTAATTTAGTGCTTGGTTATTTAGGAGGACTGGCGAGTGCAATTATTTCGTTTTATTTCGGAGCATCTCACACCCCCAACAAAGGAGAGTAAAATGCAAATATCACAAGAAGGCATAACGCTTATAAAACATTATGAAGGTTGTCCCAAAGATGCAGATGGTAATGCTGTTTCTTATAGATGTCCAGCAAATAAGCCAACAATTGGTTATGGATCTTTAAAATTAAAAGATGGTACACCTGTTGAAGATAACATGACTATTACTATGGAGGAAGCAGAAGAATTACTAGCTCATGAACTTGAAGAATATGAAGGTTATATTCATGATCTAGTTAAAGTTGAGTTAAACCAAAATCAATTTGATTCGATGGTATCGTGGGTATTCAATCTTGGACCTACAAACCTTAAAAAATCTACACTTTTGAAAATCCTGAACAGCACACATGTTGATTGGGCTGATATACCATACCAAATACAAAGATGGAATAAAGTTAATGGTGAGGTAAACGAAGGATTAGTAAAAAGAAGAAAAAGTGAAGCTTTGTTGTTTGAAGGCAAAGATTGGACTGAGGTGTAAATGCCTTTACAAAAATTAGTTTTTAGACCTGGAATCAACCGAGAGGGTACTGCTTACGACAATGAAGGCGGTTGGTTTGATTGCAATTTAGTTCGTTTTAGAAAAGGTAGGCCTGAAAAGTTTGGTGGTTGGGAAAAATTAACTTCTAGCACTTATGAAGGCACAGCAAGAGCATTACATAGCTTTATATCTTTAGGTGGCACAAAGTATTTAGGCATAGGCACACATTTAAAATATTATATTGAGAGTGGTGGTAATTTTAACGATATTACTCCCATAAGATTAACAACATCTGCAGGTGATGTTACTTTTAGTGGTAAAGCAAACACACTTTCATCAGGCATTTCTGCAACTGATACTACTATTCCATTAACAAGTTCTACAGGATTTCCTGCTAGTGGCACAGTACAAATAGGAAGCGAAACTATTAATTATGCAGCTATATCTAGTAATAACTTAATTGGTGTAACAAGAGGAGCAGAAAACACTACAGCAACAACGCACAGCTCATCTGACGCTGTTTTGTGTGCTACACTTACTATTACTGATACAAGCCACGGTGCTGTACAAAACGATTTTGTAACATTTAGTGGTGCATCAAGTTTAGGTGGCAATATAACTGCTGCCGTTCTTAATCAAGAGTATCAAGTTTTAAATGTAATTAATGCAAATAGTTACACTATAAAAGCAAAAGATACTTCTAGTAATACAGTTTTTGCAAACTCTTCTGATAGTGGAAACGGTGGTTCTTCAGTAGTTGGTACATATCAAGTTAACGTGGGATTAGATGTATATGTACCTGGTACAGGCTGGGGCATTAATGGTTGGGGTGAAGGCACATTTGGAAGTACAAGTGCATTAGACTCAACAAATCAATTAAGGCTTTGGTCACATGATAATTTTGGAGAGGATTTAATTATTAATGCTAGAGCTAGTGGTATTTTTAAGTGGACAGAAAACAATGGTGTCAGCACAAGAGCAGTTGAACTGTCAGGTATAACTGGTGCAAATTTAGTTCCTACTGTAGGACTGCAAGTAATTACATCAGAAACTGATAGACATTTAATTGTTTTAGGAGCAGACCCTATC